CTAGCTGGACTGCGTCTGCATCATCCCAATAAACGTCCATAGAAAGAGAGGCAGTGCTCAACGAGGCAACATAGGTTCGGGCGGTGTCGCCCATAACCGAATCCTCGATGGTGTCTGCTGATTCTGAGAGCGTGAAGCTACGGACTTCACCCATAGCAGCGACACTGCCGCCACTTACCGCCAATTTGACTACGCCGCTTGAGCCTTTAGTCGTTGCCATGATTAAACCCCTTTAGGTTGTTCCACGAGTGTACTGGTACTCAATGCGTACCGTTAAAATCACCCCACCGATGGGGGTAATACTGCCGTCGTCGGTTTCTACGCTGACAATCTGTGTGTCGATTGCATAGCCCCCGCGCGATCTGTCTTCGTCTAGCTTTTCTTCTATAGCCTCAACGATGTTATTTCTTGCTTCGTCCAAGCCCGTCCCTTTCACATAGCAGACGAGCTGGTAATCAATCGTGCCGAACCGCTGGGTCATACTCCCGCCCACGGTTGCATCTTCCCTGTTTTCGTTTGTAGTTCTGACTAGCACCGCTGGATATTGCGCGTTGCTCAATTTGTCAAAATCAAACGGCTCGCGGGTAACGAACTTGATGTCTGTTGGCGTGGTCACTGCTTGCAGCGCAGTCACCAGATTGCCTGCTATGTTCTCTCTCGCGCTCATAGTTGTAACTGCTTCCTGAACACATCAGCCAACACCTTCTCTTCCTTCTTGTTGAAGCCAAAGAAAGGTCTTATACGGTTGTTAAACGCTGCTTTCTTAGCTTGCGTAGCGTTATCAAAGTACAAGACAGCCTCATTGGAGCTAGTAACCGCCGCTTGCATAGATCGCAGCATGTCGCCCTCGTTCTCAAGGTCAACCGGCGTAGTAGGGTAGCCAGCAGCTTCTAGCCATGTTTTATATTTGTCTGGGTAGCCCGCGAACTTGCCGTTGATACCCATGCCCCTACTGGTGCGCTCGTCAATGATCTCCTTACCTTTTAATGCCGCCCGAGCTATACCCTTGGTCACGCCCCGTTTTACATCACGCTTCTGCGCCCTCGTAATTTTGGTGAAGTCTTCAGGGAACGTCTTGACGTCGATCTTGATGCTCATCGTGTGAGTCGCCCATAAGCGACAATTCCTCGCTCATCATCTTCAATGGTGCCGCTGTTGTCATCGTCATACTCAACACCGTCAGCGAATACTGCCACTAACTCTTCGTTGTACCGCTGTTGATAGAAAGTGATCATGTTCAGGAATCGGTCATCCTGAACCCAATTAGTTAGCTGGGGGAGCGCGTACTTCCACAAAACTAGATATGAATTACAGCGTGTCCACTGAGAATCGGTCAGGTAGGCAGGTTTCATTTCCCCTGGGATCTGCTTCTTGTACCACCACTCGTTTCGGATGGTACGGGTTAAATCTGTTTGCGCTTTCGCGTGTTCAGTCGCAAAGGATGTGATGCCGAAGTCCAAGATGTCAGGGACAAGGGCTACCAGATCAGAGTCTTGAGAAAATGCCATTTTATGCCCCTACCATTTAACCTTATCGGCCCAAAATGCCGCAGACATCTTGCCCTTGGCGATATTCTTAGCGTGTCGCGCTTTGAAGGACCTGCGCTTTGCTTTGTCTGCTTCGCTTTCACCCTTCCTTGGCGGTTTAGTGTCAGCGCCCTGCGCCCCAAAACGAATCAAACGAACCTTGTCGCCTTCCTTCGCCAATACCGCATGGCTTTTCTCTGGGTGCTTTGGTGTGCGCTTCGGTTTGTTGTAACCCTCGAACCGCTCGCCTCGGTAAGTTATAGCCAATAGAACCTCCAAAAAAGGGACAGCCCCACCCCAAAGGAGAGATAGGGGCAGGGCCATCCAAACGCTCTAGATGCTAGCGTCGAACAACATCTCGCAGCCGTAGGTGTCATCAAGCTCGCCCACACCATAAATGGCGGTAGCGTTAAGCTCGAAGGCCCGTAGCGATGCGTCGCGTTGCGCTTCGATCTGGAAGTCGCGCTTCATAGCAATGGCCAAAGCCTCGCGTGAGAAGACAGCGCCTTTCGCGTCACCAGAACCGTCTACAGTCACATTAGATGACTCGTAGATGTCGATTCCAGCGATGGTTCCAACGTAAGCGTTAACCATAGCCGTGTTCTGCGCGTCACCACCGTTGGGGTTAGCGAAGGTATTGGTTAGGTTGGCTTTCAGTTGGTACGCTTGGAAAGGGTTAACAACCGCAAAGATGTCGCCTTGTGCCTTGTTGTTACGCAAGGTAGCAGCAGCCTTGAACAGATCAGCAACAGTGATCTCTTGAGCGGCAGCGCCGAAGGCAGTGCTGAACCCATCGAACAAAGCGATCAGGTCTGCGTCCATCTTGGTGGCGATAGCGTTACCCAGTACCGTACCCAACTCTTCAGCAGGGTTGCCAGCACCCATAGCAGCTAGGTCAGTCAATACTACCTGCGCGCCAACTTCACCAACAGTGATGTCAACAGAGGAAGTAGAAACAGTCGTGCTGGTCAGGTCGGTGCCTTCGGTCAGGTCAGCGGCAGTGATTGCAGGGTACTTTGGCACCTGAATCGTCTTGCCGGCTTCGTCGCCGATGTTGTACTGAGTCACCAATCCCATCATCAGGGATTCTTCTTCAGCGGTGAATCGTGCCTGAGCGATGATGTTCGCAAACAGGTCGTCAAGGGTTGTGCTTGTTGTAGCAGCCATAGTTATGTCCTATATCAAAAGTGGTTTATTTGGCTTTCTTCTTTAACGCGGCAAAGGCTTCTCGCCCTCCGTCGTTCCAGTTTTCTACCATGTCAGCCACAGATATGGGCTTCTGCGTGGAGCCACCAGCCATTCCCTGAGTGCCAGCGCCACCTTGGGAGGCTCTGACAAAATGCGGGTTAGCCGTAAGAAAGTCACCCACCAACTCATCAACTGAGAGGGGGTCGGCTTTGTCGTTGTATCTGACTGCGCCGTTATCATCTAAGACTTCAACCGAACCATCGTCGGAGAGTTTTACACGATTCCGCAGCAGTTGCGATACCTGTTGAGAGTCTACAGCGTTGTGCTTGCTGGCTGCTGTCAGTAACGCACCATCTATCTTGGTGGTTTCTAACGCCATCCGCATAGCGGCAAGCTCCAGATCCTTCTTTTCGACAGTCTGCTTCAGTACCTGCTCGAACTCGCCTTTTTCCTTTTGGCGTTCAATCTGCGCCTGTTCACGCTCAAGCATGAGTTGGCGAGCTTCCTCGATGTCAATACCTTCCAGCTTCTTGTCTAGCTTGCGCCTCTCCCTCTGGATTCGATCAGCAACAATGCGATCAAGCTCCTCTTGGGTAAACGTCTTGCTTTCCTGAACTTCCGTATCCTGCACTGGTTCAGTTTCAGCGCTTCCTTCCATGACTTCTTCGCTCATGTGCGAACCTCTTTCGAGTGGGGGCATTATACCAGCATCACAGGGATGTCAATAGCTGGCGGTTACTTTTTAGACTTCTTTTTCTTCTTCTTGCCGATCTGCTTTAGGCTCTTGCCGTATTTGCTCGGGTTCATCTTCGGCATCTTTCTTTTTCCTTGTCTTTTTGGGTAGGGGCAGCAAAACATTCACTATTCCATACAGATCATCAAATTCCAGCTTCTCGTCCTCTGGTGCCGCCGCTGCTAACGGCTCCAGCAGTTCGCGGATAGCTGGTGGGATTGGCCGTCTAGCGACCAGATTCTTTGCTCTATCTAGCTCTTTGCTCATACTTCTTCCTCTACTATTGGTACCCAGCGATGACGGCAGTTGTAGCCGCCGCGGACTATGAACGGGTCACCGGCACTTTTACCGGCCCAACTCCCCGCCCATATTTCAGCTATCTCGTCACGGGTGTATGTCTTGTTTCTATGCTTCTTACAGAAATCTCGGGTATCGCGTATGACGTTGCCCCGATACCTAAACTTTTCTACTCCCGCCTGATTAGCGATGTCAATCGTGAGCGAAGCCGAGAACTGGTTGATTGAATCTGTTGCGTAAGTTGTCGCATAACGCCGAAGGTTATTGCCAAGGCGATCTGAGTTATAAACTCCATGTAGTCTATCAATCGCTGCCTGTTGCGTGGCTCCAGTCGTTGTTTTAGCAACCTCCACCAGTTCTTCAATCTCTGCCTGATCGCTTGCTTGATAGATTCCATTGATGCGCCCCCTGACTTCTTTGATAAAGTCCTGTTTTGACCTGCCAGACAAGGACGCCTGATAGACCCCGTTCGCCAAGGCATCCAGTTGTGATTGCGCCAAAGCCTCAAAGCCTTGGAATGATAGTCTCTGAAGCCCTGAAATGACCTGTGGCTGTACTTTTGCGAAGTCCCCATAAGTTCCTAGCATCTCCTGTAAATCGCCTGAGAGGCCCCTGTAGTCGCCCAGAATGGTCTGTACGCTAGAGAGGTAATCATCCTCTAGTATTCGGCGCATCTCAGAGCGAGCATTGATCGCCCACTCCAAGTCAAATAGCTTGCCTGCGCTATCTGGCGCCGACTGTATGAGGTCAGCCATATCCCGCTCGGTTAGGTCGAAAGCATTGGACAAGAATTCCTTGTGCCGGTCCTCCATAGCCTCTTGGATATTTTCATAGACGTCGTCTGCCGCCATTACTACGCCTCAGTCTCCACTGGGAACTGCCCTAAAACCTGGGACTGCCCCTCAATCTCGACATGCGCTTGCGCTAACTTGTCATCATCTAGCACGAGGTCGGCTATCTGCTTGTCCACTTCTTGGGATAGCGTGGTAGACCTGACGCCGCTAGCTTTCATTTGCTGCAAAAACAACAACTCTTTGTCGTAGTCGCGTATATCAAAAGAGTCAGGATAGAACACCTCCACGTCTGGCGTTACGTCTAGCCAGTTGCAGAAGTACGTCCACAAGTGTTCCTCGGCTAACTCCAGTAGGTCGGCTTTCTCTGACAGTTTAGCGTTGAGCATCTGGAACTCGGTCTGCATGGCAATGCCTGACATCGTCTTAGCTTCTGTGCCGCGTACAGCGCCCATCTGGGCCATGCGGTTGATAGCCTCTACCTTGTCCTTGATAGACTCGCGGATGCTGTTGATGTTCTGCCCTGACGGCTGCAACAGGTACGGCTGAACTGAGTTGTCCATGTCATCAGGAACATTGATCACAGCGCCTGCTCCCGCGCTTGCATCTGTGTCGTAGGTCTTAACCAGAGAGGGGTGGTTGCTAATCCTGATTAGCTGCTCAATCTCTGAGAGCTCACTGTAGATAGCCTTTTGCATGTAGGCGATGTCTGACAGGTCACTAATACCTACGCCACGGGTCACACTGCGCTGAGCAGGCAGATAGACGGCAGGGATCTTACCCAGCGGGTTAGCTATCTCGCTGATCATTTCTTCCTTGTCGCCGTCAGACTTCCACTGCTGGATCGTGTCTTTGCGCCAGATGCGATAATACGTCACCTTCGTTGTAGCGTTCTCGCGGTCTACTGCTTCCCGCAGTTTCAAATAGGTCAACTCAAAGCGCCCTGATGGAGTGCGCTCCCACTTCCAGTCAAACACGTTTTCAGGCGTGAATAGGGACAGATAGGGCCGTATGTCTTGATCTAGCTCCTCCGCTCTCGTCTGCGCGTTGGACTCTGGCTTGTCTACCAGAATCCAGACGTGACCATAGACAGATGACCATATCTGCGCCTGCTTCATAAAACTGTTCAAGCCAGCGCCGTCTAAATCAGCGTCATCGATAGCGGCCTCGAGGGCTGGATTGTTCGCTAGTGAGTTGAATACCCTAACCGGCGGCGTGCGCCACAAGAAAGAACTGTAGATGTGAACCACGTTGCGGCAGTGGTTATCTATCGGGGTTAGGTTGATGCGTCGAGCATACTCATTCTCTGACTCATTCTGGTAGCCAGTCAGGTAGTTGCCTGCCTGATACTCCTCACCCCCAAGGTATGAGCGAACATAAAGCTCCCACCTGTTTTCATTGGCATCATAGTCGGGGTGCTGATATTCGATGTTCGTTGCCACTAGGTCCACCTCACTGGTTGTTCAATTTCTCTTTGTTTCCTGATTGGATATAGGTATTCCACCAGATATCCCAGTGCGTCATTCATGTGGTCGTAGCCATCTTTGTTTGGTTGGCTGGTGCCTTCTTTGTAGGTTTGTCTTTCCAAGCCCGCGATCGTCTGCTTACACTTGGAGTCAACGAACAGTTTGCGCTCACCCCTACTTGAGCAGAGCCGGCTGTTCACGCTGTTAATTCTGTCCCTGATAGCAGGGTGACTGTTCCGAACCTTTACCGCAAACCCAGCGTTCTGAAGGATTGATAAGTCTGTCCGCCCTCCCGCGCTAGTCTTTCTCTGCTTGCTGGCTGGGTCAGGGTATATTGTAATCCTTCTGTCGCCGTATCGCTGCCGTATCTCATCAGCCATTTCATC